TTGAAAGAGCAGATAAATCTACTTGACCACTACCCATACCCGCCATATCTACTAATGGATTACCAGATGAGTTTAATCTAGACATACCAACTTTGTCTCTAGCCGTTTGATTTAAAATTTTATTCAAACCTGGATTTTTAGAAAATGTTCTTTCTGGTTGTCCTGTCTGTGTTATAGACGGTAGACGTGGATATCCTGCATTCTTTTTTTCTCCTAATACATCTAATAGGTTAGGTGTTCTACCTACTTTCTTAACGGTTCTAGCTGTAGTTTGTTTATTTGGAGACAGATTTACTTCAACTAACAGTTTAATAACCTCTTTGGTAACTTGTTCTTTAATTATTTGTTGTAGTGCTTGAGACTTTAATATCTTTTTAAGTCTCATTTCAACTATTTTATTGATCAACATTGCCAGTTTTTTATTGTCCATTTATATCCTCCAATCAGTTTATATTAAATAAATATAACGAAATGCAATAATTTCATTATTTTAGACCTTTCCACGGAAATGGTGTCGGTACTGGTGGTCCGCCTGGAACTGGTACTAATGATGTGTTAATTCCAGAAATAGTTAGTGCGTGTGTCTTTAATCCTAATGTTAAATTTCTTGCTAATGCTCTCGTACTCGTTGAATTTCTAATGAGTATGTTAAATGGAATACCGGGAAACGTTATCACGTTTGTTACAACCTGAATTGAACCAGGCGGAGGAACAGTTAATCCCATAGTTACTCCTCTCCAGTATAACCTAACTCCTTGACTAATTCGTTGAGATGTGCTTTGTAAATTCAATCCATTTCTAGCATCAGTCAATCCTAAAAAAATAAATGATTTTAATGTTTCAGTGTTTGATGTTGCTATTGTATTCCCATATTGTGTTAGACCCCATTTAACATATCTATCATATATCATTGCCACATACTTTGCAGCATCATTTTCAGATTTTGCCCGCTTAGATTCAAAATATGAAACTAATTTATTTTCAAAAGCATTCCAGTCAATCATTATAGTGTTTTATTTTTTGAACTCTTAATTGTTTTTAGTTTGTTCTGAATTATTTTATATTTCGCTGCATTTATTGGAGGACCACTTGGTCCAGTTCCAGTAGGATGTGTTTCATTTGCTAGTTCTGTCAACAGTTCACTTAATAACTGCATAAGTTTATTTCCTAATACTAATGGTTCAGTTGCATCTTTTCCTAAAATTATTTCTTTGCTATTAATATATGTTCCATATTTAGCTTCTATGTTTAATTTACTTAACGTTGTTATTCCAATATCGTCTGAACTGTCTATCGCAATATATGAATTAGTATTTAATGAAATACCTTTATTTGAAAATAATAATATTTCTTCTTTTTTAGCATTAAATATTAATCTATCACTATTAATAAAAACCTCGTTGCCCTCATACCTGTTTGGTTTACTTTTGGCTGATTTTAAATAATATGACTTTCCTTCTGTTATTGGTTTAAATGGAACCAATTTATCGCTGGTTATCCATATACAACTTTTATTATCATTTATATCTTCATCATATGGTTCATCCAATTCTAAATTATTATTATCAGTTGATTGACCAACTGTCAGTTTAATAACAGGTAAGTTCGTATCTGCCTCACTTCCAATTCTAATTGTATTACCAAATCTACCCTGAATAATAATATCACCTTCATATGGTTGAATTGGTTTTATTTTTTTACTATTATTAACAAACGTATCACCTAAATCTTCTCGTTCAGAAGATTTGTTCGAAATGCCTGTATTTTCTGTTGTTTGATAATCGGTGTCTTGTTCTTTAGTTCTCGATGAACTGATATTTTTAGCCGAATTATTATTTACATTACCAGAATAATTTAGGTTTGTAAAATAGAAAAATGTTCCTAAAAATGTTAGGACATAAATAACTTCACCTTTCAGTGGGTATTGAACAAAATTTAAATTTAATGGGCTAGCCCAAGAAAGAGTAGATTCATCTTTTGTTTTTTTATCATATAAAAATCTAACTTTGACCTTTCCAATATCATTTATATTTTGAAAATCTGGATGTGATTTATTGTAAATTATATCAATAACTTCAGCAGGCTGAATTGGAATTGATAGTGTATCTGACGTTGAACTCACAAATGTTGCCAATGAATTAGGGCCAGTTATACCACCGTCGCGTCTCGCTTGTATGCTTGCACCTTCTAATTTATTTCTTGACATTTGATGCTACCTGACTTAAAAGTTTATTGTCTTCTTTTTTAATAATTTCTTTTGCATTTTTAACTTTTTCGGCCAATTGTTCCAATTGCTCATCTACTTTTTTCGAATCTACACCCTCTTTTATATTCTGTAAAAGTGCCATTTTTTCGTGGTCAGGAAGTAAGTCCATACCCCCGTTTCCTTTTGGATTATTATCAACTTGTAAAAGTCTTTGGATTATTCCGGCCATTTTTACTAACTGTTCATCATTTTTTATAGATACGTCCATTATCTCTTTTAATAGTGGAAGTAATATAGATGCGTCTGTGACTCCTTTTACCAAGTTGCCAAGTTTACCTACCATATCATCTATTTGTTTTTGTTTACTATCTGAATTGTTATAAATCTTTTTAAGTATATCTGATAGAGAAACATCATCAAAAATTATTGAGTCTTTGTCGAGCATATGTGTTTCCTTTTTAGTTCAAATGTGTGTTTTCTTTTTTCTATTTGGATTTTTCTACGTCTATCTGCTTCTTTTTTTCCATATTTTTCTAGCCATATATCATATGCGCATCTTCCATACATATTATTTTCGTTTCCTTTACCTCTACCACGTGCAGATTTTTTCATATTATCTAACCATTCTTTAGAAAATGGTGGACGTTTACGACCTTTTCTGATTATAGATAATTTTTCTTTAACATCGGGTCTATTTAGTATTCTTTTAACACCATCAGAAATTTTATTTTTATGTTCATCAGAAATATGTTTTCCTTTACGAGGACTTTCACATCCATAAAACCCACCTTCCCCGCCAGATGCTATATTATAGTTATCATCGGAATTTGCGTTCAGTTTTTTAATCCAATAAATTTCTCTAATATTTAATTCATTTATAGTATTACAATCTTCTAGAATTTCTTTTTTAAAATTATTCTTTCCGTATTTATTAATTGCCTTTTTAATTAGTATACCTGAACCATAATAATGTGGATCGTTTCTAGTGTTCTTACCTATATAAATTTTATTGTTTATTAAATTGGTAACCTTGTAAATCTGCATCTAAATTCCTTTAATTGTAGTGAATATAACCTATTAATATAATAATAAATATGTGAAACATAAAAAAAGGTCACATAAGTGACCCAGGTTGTAATAAAATATTGATATGTGATTGTTAAGAAAAGAAACGATTGCTATTCTTTATTACGTTATATTCCATTGAAACTTCACCTTCATTTAAGTATTGTGAAATTATTGTTTTGTATATACTTCTCATCTTATTCAAGACCTTGGTGATATTCTGTGCTTTGCTATTTGTCATTTCTCTAATCAAAATATAAATATTTTTCTTATTGAAGTTTTCTATACTCTCATAGTTTTCAACCAACTGTAAGATTGCATACGCAATAATCATATCATTTTGTTTCTTAAATATTTTAGGAATATTTAGTTCAAAATACTCTTTAATTAATTCAATTAACTGTTGTTTATCTTCTAACAAATCTTTATTTTCGAAGTCAACATCTTTCAACTGCAATACGTGACTAAATTCGTCGTTTTGTTCTAAATCTATTCGTATTTCAGATTTTAATTTATTGTAATTACCATCATTGTGAATAATGAAATAATTCCGACCTGCAAATGTAAAATACGTAAATGCACTTCCCTTTTCTTGTGCATATTTATCTAAATTAAGAATGAAGTGAGATATTAATTCTGCTTTTTTATTCTTAAAAGAATCTGTGACATAGGGAAACTTCCAATTATTTAATATATTCTCAGCCAACTTTTCAAATGCGTATTTTATTTCTTCGTTATAGATTTTATTTCTAAGCGCCGTGTCGTCTGTTGCATTGTATCTTACAATAGCCTGGTCCACTTCTGGACCCATATAGATTCTACTCTTCTTTGGCTTCTTAGCCTTTTTTGGTTTCTGAATCTTCACTTGTTTCATTAATTACACCTGCTATATTATTGTTTAATTTAATTATTTCTTCTTTAAGTGATTTAAAAAAGAATCCAACATCATCATCTGATTCAAACACTTGTTGCCTATCAAGTTTAATTAATGTATTTAATGCGAGTTGCATATAAGCTTTAATAGCCTCAATCATCTCGTCATACGTATTTACTAATGTTTCATACGTTTTATTTTTTCTACTAATATTGTATATGGCATAAAAACAAATAAGTAATAACAATATTAATATTATATGAAGTATATCCATTCATTTCTCCTTATTCTAAATTAAAAAATTGCTTGGTCAAATCTGACATTTCTTTTGTCTTTATTTTTTTACTAAAATTAACATTCTTTTTAGTTGTGGCATTACTTTGTATTTTTCCCTGACTCCATTGATTCTTTTCAATGAATGTTGCCATCATATCTGCGTGATGAAGAACAATGGGTAAATAATCTCTAAGTTGCTTGTTTTCTGAATAAGCAACCAAGTATGATTTATTTCCCTCGTCATACATGCCGTCATGTAATTTAATTGCTATCATTTCTGATTGAGTGAATGTAATGTTGAATTGTTGTAATAACCATAAACTTCTGTCTGGGACAGCCATGTGTCTCAGTTTATCATTAATAATATAAATCTCTCCTCTTTCCTTGCGCCACTTTTCATTATGTTGAACATAATATTCTTCATCCATATCACCAATTTTTCCTAAATCATGATTCAATGCAGTAAATATAAGTGACCCAAAATCATAATCCCTAACTGCTCCTCCATCGATCCAAAGTTGATCTAATTTTTCAGCAAAATTAACTACGTTCAATACATGTTGAATATAAC